ACCGTCAGTTGTGTTGTAGAGACGTGGTGACTCTACGAACATAGCACCTTCGTATGTGCCGATGGTGCCTGGCCAAAACTCAGATGCACCGTTCTCGGCGTACTTGTGGTCATCGCGCCATCCGCCTGCGCCAGTTTCTGAGCGAAGGTCATATGAAACTTCTGGGTGAATACCACACCAGTAGTATTCGCCTTGACGTGGTACAGCCTTGTTAGCACGCAACTTAGCAACAGCAGTACGAATATCGCGTGAGCGAATGACTGATGTGCCATCGATAGATGCTTGTGTTGTTCCGTTGGTGTATGTTCCAGCGTATGTTGAAACTGGAGCAGTTGATCCACCTGTAAGTTCAGCGATAGCGTTTGGTCCACCGATGAGTGTGTTGAGAACAACAGTATCAAGTGAGTCAGCCATGTTGAAGGCAATAATGTCTGCAATAGCTGGATCTACATCTGATAGTGAGAACAACTCGAGCTTACGAGTTGCAAGTGAAGCGTTACCGTATTCAAGCAATGAGACGGTGATAGGGGTTGTGTTGCCAAGAGCAACAGCATCTGGATCAACGTCTTCAGAGAGTGAAGAAGTAACTGCGGCCATGTCTGTGTAAATCTGGAATACAACAGACGAACCTGGCATAGCTTGTTGTACTGGACGCTTATCTGCTACATCGCGGATAAGTGGGACAGCACGGAGCGCAAACTCGACATAGCGATCATAAGCGGTTTGTACTAATCCTGGAATACCAGAGGTAGAACCGATTGAGTCGGTATATTGATTGGCCATTGTGTCACCTACTTTCTATAGGGTTTAGTGTGCGAATGGGTTAAATTAACGTCCGCGACCAGTCATCTTCTGGCCAAAAACAAGCATGTCAAGCTCTTCTCTTGTTTTAACGCCAGCCAGTTTCGCGGCAGTATCTGCATCACGAGACGGGGTATTTGCGTTTTGAAGAGCGGCATTGATGCGCTGTGTCTCACGGACATTAGCTGATGGTTCTTCGGACGGAGCAGACTCAGGCGCGGCAAATCCGAACACATCAGCGTTCTCGTTTAACCATGCATCAATCTGATCAGGCGTACTTACGTCGCCAGGAATGAACTTGGCGACCTTAGTTGGCACGCCTTTCTTTTCCAACACTTCTGTAACTGAACGACCACGAAGGTCTGCCTGAATACTAGCTAGTTGTTCGGCAAGTTCTTTCTTTTCACGCTCTGCACGCTTAAGCGCTTTGCGTAAGTTTGCTGGGCCATTCTGATCGCCTTGTGGCTGATCGTCTAGGTCTAGGTCGTCTTCGTCTTCTTCGTATTGGTTTGCCATGTGGCACTCCCTTTTCTGTTTGGTTGATCGCAGGCCGTAGCATTCTCCAGGGGAAGAGGTGCTAGCTCCCACTACCAGTCTTAAATACACATGCTGGGTGCTGGTGGACCCGCATGGAACTTAGTTAGCTAACGCCAGATTGCTCTGTGTATAGGCTGCCCTTGGCTGCTCCAGAAGAACCAGAGAATTGGCTAACTTCTTGTGCGCGAAGGTTGGTCAAATTGATATTGGCTTGAGCGGCACTTGTGCCGTTGATGTTAGCGCCAGTTTGCTGAGCAAGAAGTTCATTGCCGACATTCTGTGGCTGCATTCCATACATGTTTGCCAAAGCCTGCTGTGAGCCAATCTGCGTACCAACGTTGGTGAACGCTGTGTTAGCCTGTGATTGAGTCAAACCTTGCGAAGCAAGAGTAAGCGCATTCTGCTGGTTAAGAGCAAGGTTCTGACGACCTGCTTCACCTTGTATGGTTGCTGCCTGTACCTTGGTTGCGATAAGGCTTGCAGCCTGACTTGGATCAAGCAAATGGGTAACCATGTCTGATTGAGTCAAGCCAAAGTTTTGTGAAAGTTGTTGCTTAACAAAAGGATCTGTGCTGTTAACAGCGTTCATGGCTGCTGTTACGCGAGTATTTACTTCATCTGGCGAAATATCTTTACCCATAAGATTGCCAAAATAACTGTTATCCATTAACGGTGATGAGGCTGGAATACCAGCGGCTGTCATAACAGCCTTATATGAATTTTCTGTGCTGATATATGTTGCTGGGTCAAGTGGCGGCAAACCAGCGTTCTGGCGAGCCACGTTGCCGATAAAACGTTGTTGCCAAGCATTGGCTAGATTAGCCACATTTGGATCTTGTGAGTTAACCGCAGCTGGGTCTTGAACCAAAGTTGTAATTGTTGAAGAATCGTAATTGGACTGAAGTAAGCCAAGAATAGCATTGCTGATCGAGCCAGTTGTGTCAATGCCGTAACCAGCCAAAGTTGACTGCAAAAGTTGTAAAGCATTTTGCGTGGTTGAAACGCTAGTTGCTGTAGCGGGAGCGGTAGTAGTTGTATCAGCCATTATGAACCTGTTACCAATCCGAAGTTACGAAGAAGCGTATTTGCTGTATCCATGACACTTGACTTAGCGTTCATTGTGTTGAGCCATGCTGGCTGTTGCTTAACCTGTGTGGTGAAAGAATCAAGTGACATAGCATTTGTTCCATCGCCCTGTAGGGCTTTTGTCACCAAAGAACCTGTGCCAGTGGTTGCGCCAAGGTTGATAGTGGATGGATCAACTTCGAGAAGGTTTGCGGCAGCACTTGTGTAAGGCTGGGCAAGCTGGGCTACAGATGCGCCGTTGGCGATCTGTTGAGCAAATGGCTTGTAGATGGCTTGAGCCTGTGAGCGATACAAGGCGTTCTCAGAATCTACTGTTGTCAAGCCCTGCTGTACGGCAAGGGCGGCATTTGTAAAGTAATCTGATCCTTGGCTTACATTAGCGCCATTGGCGTTAGTCCATGATGGGGTAAGGTACTGCGAAGCAACACCCATGTTGGCAGCATTTGTGCGTAGGGTCTGAGCAGTTGTGGCAATAGCGCCTTCTGGCGTATTTGGATTTGCCAATGCCAACTGACCATTCTTTGCCACATACTGGCTAAGAACTGTTGCGTCTGGCGCGACGTTGTAGTAATTCTGAAGCATCGTGGCAACAGCATTTGGCTTGGATGGATCCATAGCCTTTGCTTGGTCTGCCGTGATTGGTCCACCAAATGAAGAAACGTTAATACCTTCATTTTGACCAGTGATGATCATTTGCTGGAGAAGATTGTTATACGCCTCAGCGTACTTGCCTGGATCTGCTAAGCGATCTGTTTCAGATGAGATGTAAGCAGCACCATGCTGTTGGTACCAGTTGGTATTCTCGTATTCAGCCTGCCACTTGGTTGCCGACCAGTTCTCGCTAAGAGCTGTATTAAGCAGATTGCTTAGTTCTGGAACTGAGTCAATCAATGCTACCTGTGCGCCGTATGTGTCAATTAGATCTTGACGATCTTGAGCCTGAGTTGTTGGCACTGTAATGTTTGCAGGTGTTGGTGGGGTAAAAGGTGTGCCAGGTGTACCAGTAGTATCTGGTGGATTTACAGGTGTAGCTGGTGTGGCTGGCGTAGTTGGCGCTGGATTTGGCGCTGGATTTGGCTCTGGCGTTGGGGCTGGTGTTGCTCCCGCTGCTGCACTGGCTGCTGCTTGAGCGGCTGTTACAGGTTGTGAGCCACCTTCCACATATCCAGTATTAGGATTTGTAGCGTATTGAACAGTGCCAACTGGTGTTTGACCAGCATTGTAGCCAGGGGTATTCATAAAAGCACCTGCTGCTGGAGTGGCAGGTGTAGGCGTGTAATCTAACTCTACTTTGTCTTTAGCCATTGTATGCACCCTTGAACTTTGAGTTAGATTGTTGCATTGCGTCCATATAGCCAGTGGCTACCTTAAAGTCTTTTGCTTGCCCAGTCTGAGAAATAAGGTTTTCTAGGAATGATTGAGCATTAACGCCTGTGCTGGTTGTGCCACCAGTAAGGCTTGTAGCCAAGCCTGTGACTGGATCACGGTTCAATGTTTCATTTTCAATGGTTGGATTAGCGCGTTCAGCGGCAAGAAGTTCGCCACCGTAAGTTGCAATTTCAGCAGCAGTAGCGTTGCGGCCAACAAATTGCTGCATGACAGAGTTTACCAAAGAAGCAACATCTTGTTGCGAAGTAAGGTTGTAATCTGTAAGAGTTGTAGTCTTTGGTGGGGCTAAAAGATTTGCAGTATCGGTTGGGTTTTGCGGTGTGGTTGCTGGAACTTTTGGCGCTGGAGTTGTAGCTGAAGTGCTAGAAGGAGTTGGTGTTGGCGTGGCAGATGGTGCTGGTGGTTGAGCGCCATTCCAAGAACCGCTTTGCCAGCCATTGGCCGCAGGAGAAGGTGTTACAGATGGCTTAGGCGTTGCCGTAGCGGCAGGGGCTTTTTTAGTTGCCGGTGCCTTTGCTGCTGGTTTAGTTGCCATTATGCCACCCTCTTAAATACGCCATTAATAATGCTTGCAACTGATGGATCTTCATTTGCTATGTTGGTCATTGTGTTAAGGAACTGATTAACGTGAATTGAATAAGCGCGTGTTTTCTTACCATTGATTATTTCTTGGTTAATGGTAGAAACAAAGTTGTTTGTCCAATCTAAAAGGGTATTAACCTTTGAGTATTGAGGACTGTTCAAAAGGCCTTTATCACGCATTTCATTAAGTTGGGTAAGTGCGTTTTGGGCACTTGTTCCGCGTACCTTTGAGTTATAGTCTTCGTACCAAATTGGATTAGATGTACCGTAACTTTTGGTAAAAGCATCCCATTGCTTGATGTAGTAACTAGCCATCATGCTGCCTTCTGGGACAGAAGCAAGCGCAGCTTTGTAGTCTGCATAGTATGGGTCAATGTCGTTCCATCCCTTTTGGATGTACACATTGTTAAGAAATTGTTGTGGGGTTGATTGTGAGCGCAAGCCCTGCACAAGCAATTTTTGCTCTACCTGCAAAGCATCTTTGCCATTTTGACCTTGTGGGATAAGGTACGCAGCAGCAGCTGGATATTGCTTCATCCAGTCCTGATGGTCTGTAAGCCATTGAACGGTTTGATCGTTCAGCGGAACGCGTGCGCTACCAAAGCCATTTTGAGTAGTCATCGCTGTATAGGCAACTGATTGGCTGCCATGCTCAGCAGCAAACTTTTGCCATGCCTCAGCGTGGGTTAGTCCCAAGCCACCCTCAGATGTTGGGTTAATCATTTTGGTATATTCTTGACGCAAAGAAATTTCATCTTTGGTCATGTAATCATTGTTCACCGTTGGTGACAGTGGCAAGAAAAATGATAGCAAGCCCTTGACGAACAAGTTGCTCTTAGCGTTTGCTTCCGCTCTGTCAAGCAAAGCCTGCTGGTCAGCAACTGGAAGTTGAGCAAAATTCAAGCCGCCAAGGTTCAAATCACCTGTTTGGTAAGCAGACATAAGCGAAGCGATCTGAGCATTGTGAACCAACTGCTCTTTTTCATCCGCTGTAAGCGCTGTAAAAATATCTCTTACGCTTGAGTTAGGCATAACAGTATCTAGCCAGCTTGTGGCAGGATAACCGCCACGGGCTGTGTTAACCGCATGCTGCATCCAAGGAAAATGATCTGCAAGGTCTTGAGCCAAGATGCTGACAAATGGACCAACCGCTGGGATTTTTACATCTGGCATTACTGTCTGCAAAGATGAGATGCTGCCCAAAGCGTTGTTTGGCAAGTTGTCAAAGCGTTGATTAAATACGCTAATGCCCATGTTGTTCATGGCACGGACAAACGTATTGCCAGCTTCACCGATCATTGGGTAAACAATGTACTTTTGACCGTTGGAATTTGTGTGAACAAATGCTGGGTTGTTTAGTCCTTGATGAATAAGTTGAATATCGCGTAGCGCTTGTGGGTTGCTAAGGATAAGACGACCAGCACGCTTCATGGCCTGTTCTTGAGCAAAGAAGAACGGCATAACGTTACGGTGCATCATCGCAAATTGAGAGCGAATCTGGGGGCTGTGGATGAGCGGTGTCATTTCCTTGACCGCGTTTAGCGACGCAATGCTTTGTGCTGTTTCTTTATCAATTCGGCCAGTGGCGATCATAGGCTCAAATTTGATGTAGTTCTCATAATAAAAGTGAGCGTATAAAGGATCGCGGCTAACCCAGTTCATGATTGGGTTAACGGCAGTTCTAAAGCCAAAATCTTCAATTTTCTGAAGAACGTTCATGACGCTAGGCGCAAACTTACGACCCGTTACCATCAAAGGCAAAGACTCATTAGGAATGTTCTTTAGATCTTCCGCATAAGTCTCTTGCTGGTTTGCGATGCGTCGCAAGAATGGTGTGTGCAAAGTGCCGTCATGACCTTCCACAAGGCCGCGGATAGCGTTAACCTGATTGGCTGCTACAGACTCTGGAACGCCATAATCAAGGGCGCGGATAACGCCACGCGCTCTTGTAAACTTGCTAGGGTCTTTGACGTTAGCCAAATGCTTTTCGCCAACCTTTGACCATTGGTCATCAAGGGATATGCCGTCAAGATCTGCTTTGGTTTTTTGCTTAAGAAAGTCTTTAGCAATTGATCGGGCAATCTCACTGTGAGCCATTTGAGTCAAGTTGACCGCTAGGTACTTTTTAAAGTGTGGATCATCTTTGCCCAAGCCAGCAATTTCTTCTCCTGGCTTTACGCCAGATCCACGACGCTGAACTGTGCCATGTACAAGTTCTTCCATCGCAACGTTGGCACGGCTTGAGTGGGTTGCATCAATACCTGCGTCAGCACCCTTCCAGCCTTGGCTGATCCACTTCTCAGTAAGCACGTCAATCTTGTGCTGTAGCGAGTATGGGTAAATCTTGTAGCCCTTAAGGGCAGCAGCGCCAACTGGGTTGATACGAGTCTTGTATTGGCTAGGATTAATATCATCCCAAACATCTTTAAGTTTCTCTGGATCTGTACCAAGTTGGATGGCACGCTTGACGATGCTCTTAGACTGCTTTTCCATGTCATTGGCACGGGTTACAATTTCGTTAGTCTTCATTGTGTCGTCAGGCATTTTGCCCAATCTGTTGACAGAAATGTCTTCTGGCTTAAGCCAAATGGCAACATTATGCAACATCTTAGCAGATTGAGTAAATTTTCCGCCTACGTGACGAATTACATCGTATTGTTTTTCAAGTAGCATTGTTGTAATATCTTGAAAAACTTCAGCAGCTTCGCCTGCATGAGCGCCGTTTTCTTTAAGATCACTTCTTAATGCTTGATACAAATCAACGCCAGTTGATTTATTGTTTTCTAATGCTTCTTCTAAATAAGAATAACCTTCATAAGAATTATCTGCAATATTTTTAAATATCTCTCGCAAATCTTTATTTGCAGTTTCTTCAAGATTAATTTCTTTAGGTTGGCCAGAACCATTCCACTTAACAGAATAAAGTGAAGGTTCTTTTCCGTCGCCTTTTTTGGTATAACTTGAAGCAACTTCAGGTTCATCTGTTGTATAAAAACCATCGCCAAAAAGATTATTATTGGCTGCTCCGTAAACATCTGGTTTTAATTTGCCATCTGGAATTGGCCGAGAGGTTCCGTGGAAGAATGTTTTTCCATTTGGATAAGTTGCTTCCAAACCTTCTTTTGGTGCAGCCCAACCATTGGCAATTTCCTTTAGTTTGTCCAATTCGCTTTCGGTAAGTTGCATAGCAACTGCGCTTGCGATATGAGCATGATCGCCAGGGGTAATATCTTCCTTTGGAAGAACGTCTTCTGGCTTACCAGTTCTAAGGTTAAACTGAGCCGCTTCGGCGTTGGCCTTTGCTTCAGCACGCTTAACAACCATATCCTTATCAAAGGCACGACTAGCGGCAGTTGTAGCAATACGGCTTTGTAGGTAATCTCCTACGCCTCTGCGGATAACTTGGTGCATAGCCTCACCAAAGGCCACACGAGCGCCAAAGGCTGTATTAAGAAGAGTAAGCGGTGCAAAGATTAAGTTTGTGAAATGGCTAAATCCATCATCAACTTTGTTGTACAAAGTTCCGTAAACTTTTGTAGCACGCATGGCTTGACGAATCTTCTTGTAATCAAGCATTGCTGTACCAGCGGCATGATGCTCAAACAAGCCAGTAGAGGCTAGGTGTGGGACTTGGCGGTCTGGGTCAACAGATCCTGGCAAGGCTTTCATCATGGTTTGACCGATGACATTACCTTTGAAGTATCCCCAAATACCAGTCTTTTGCGCTTCGTTCAAGGAAGCACGCTTGCCTTCTGCAAGTATTCTGTTCATCATCGCAGTGTCAGCAGGCAGTCCAGCTGCGTTCAAAGTTTCCATTTGAGCCTTGTGGAAAAGGCTTAGTTGCTTTTCTGGGTTTGTTTCAGCCATGATTTGAGCAGTATGCTCAAGGGCAACCTTGTAAGGCATTGATGATGAAAGAACCTGCATGACAGCATTGCTTGCGTCTGCATCGCTAAAGTTAATATTCTTTGTAGAATACTTTAAGAGTTTAGGATCAAAGGCCATAGCCTTCATCGTGGTGAATGTGCGTACCTTGCCAGCAAGGGCATTCATAAATCCACCGCCAGCAAGGGCTGGCTTAACAAACTTGTAAACTCTATCGCCGTTTGAATCAAACAAAAAGTTCTTGCCACTTGGGTCAACAACTGCTACACGCTTTGGCACAAGGAAGTTCGCTGTATCAGCAAGAGTGGTTGCTTGAGAGTTTTTGCGAATATTAGATAGCAAATCTCCAGCAAAGTTTCTGCCAAGGCTTAGTTGTGGCAAAGCCAAAGATGTTAGATAGCCACCTTTGCCCGCATACTCGCTAGAGTAAAGGGATTGGCCCATAACGCTAAGTACCTTGCCAGGCGTATCTGCCTTTGCAAGTTCGCCAGACATTTTATCTGTAAACATTGGAAAACGTTGCTTAATTTCAGCAGCGTTATCAAGGCTTGCGATCTTGTCCACAGCACGGCTAAAGGTTGCGTTAACCATTGGATTGACTGCTCGGACTACAGTCTGACCAGCCTTGCCTAATGCGCTAGTGGCAGTAGGTGCTGAATACAAGCTATCAAGTTGGCTTGAATCAATTAACTTGCCAGTGTGGGCAAGGATAAAGCTATTGACATTGTCGCTTGCAGCGGCAATACGCATGCTTGGAGCAACGATTGGCTTTCCCGTATCAGGGTTTAGCTTTGGCGTTACGCCATCTGCTTCTTTAGCCTCGGCAATAAATCCGCCTTCTTTGATGGCAGTTTTGAGCTTGCCAAGGTTAAGAAGTGGATCTGCTTTAAAATCAAATGCACCATCAAGTACGCCAGATACAATCTGACCAGCGCCGTTGGTTGTGGTGTTTAGGCTTTGAAAGCCAGGGACTTTAGCAAGCCCATGGGCTACCTGTGTACCAAAGTCTGCTTCAAACTTTGGGTTATTAGAATCGTTAAGCGAGTTTTGAAAATCGGGAACTGTATGGCCAAGAATGTCACGTGAGATAAAGCCACCAACAGTTGCGCCAAGGCGCTTAAGAATTGTTTGAGCAACACGGGTTGCGATAGGAACTGCCTTGCTAGCAATTTCCCCACCCATTGCAGAACCACGTTCTGCGCCTGCAATTATTTCAGGAGTGGATGCAACTGCACCAGCAACTGCTCCAGCACCGCCACCAAGTACTTCTGATACGCCTGTTTCACCAGCGCCTGGAACTGCTGCTCCACCGATTACGCCAATCTCTGCGCCAGTTTCTGCACCGCCTGCTGCACCTGCGGCACCACCAATAATGCCACCGATAACTCGACCAGCGACAATAGGCAATGTAGCAAGAACAGCCTCAAGAGGATTGTGCTTTTCGTAAACACTGCTAATAAACTTGTAGTCTTTTTGAACTTCTTGTAAAGGCTTGTTGGCCCAGTTGGAAATTGTGTTAGCGCCAGGAATAAAACCTACTGCGTCTGCACCCCATTGCTTTACATCGCCAAGAGCGTGCTGCCACCAAGACTGGCTATTGTGAGTAGCGATGTTATCTTGAACTGCCTTTGTAATATTGACAGGTACTGCGTTAGCAGCAATAGCATCTGCATTGTAAAAGTTGTTTGTTGCCGTGGCATTAGAAATTGCATCTGCGGCAAGTTGTGGGTTTGTGTGAACAAAGAGTGTATTGTTCTTTACCCAATCGCTAGCATTTTGAGCAGTGCTAGTTGGTGCAGGGGTAGCAGAAGGTTGCGGGGTATTTGGTGTTGTGTCAGCCATGTGACCCTACTTCCCTAGTAAATCAGCGAGGTTCTTCAGCTCGGGGGAAGCGTCTGGATGTGCTGCTAATGTTTGAACGGTTTGCTTTGCGGTTGTGCCGCCGTTGTTCATGTTCATTGCTGGCAAGCCAAGAATGTTTGTTCCTGCTCCTGGACCAAGTGCAGCACCTTGGGTTACTGGCTCATTTGGACGCTGTGTAGGTGCGCTCAATGGAGTAACTGGTTGCTGTGGTTGGCCTTGTGCTTGACCCTGTTGCT